TCAAGTCTATATATTGATACTGGATCTAAATCTATAATATCAACAACACCGCGAATGGAATCAAGTTTTAAAGCACAGAAATGGTCGCCATACTTACACATATTGCGAAGAATAGACCAACTACGAAAATTATTAATACCGATAGTTTCTAATAAATCAGTAAGTTCATCCTGAATATATCGTGAAGAGGAAAATACACCAACTACCTTTCCATTATCATTTTGTTGAGTACATTCATTAGCATATACATCTAATGCAGAACACACAAGATCTGCATCCATACGATCATACATACCATAACGTGAATGTCTTAAAGCTTCTCGTTCCAGATATTTGTGATAATTCTTACCAACTCCGTCTTCAGTAAAAAGAGAGCCCTGACCTACACCCTTATCAGATATAACGGTGGGTTCAATAAGCGGAGTGGGAGCAATGTCACGATTAGTAGCAGCTAAAACAGAGTCGATAGAAGTTCTAGCGGTAAATTCGTTACTCTTACTATTAGTAAATAGTTTAGAAATTGCTGTAAATAAATTTCTATTCGGGGTTATAGCCATAATGAGTTAATTTCCTAAATTTAATTCGTGATATTAGAAATCTCGATTACCATACAGAAAATTGCGATTGGCTGTAAGCATAGCCTGAAAGTTGGGATCAAATAAATCATCAAAAGTAAACTTTCGATTAGTAGGCAACATACTAAAACTATCTAAATTTTCAGAGGGAAATTGAGATATGAGAGGCACACCAATAAAATCCTTAGTTGATTGCATTCTTTCAAATTCCTCAACAGGATGTTCTAATTCCATGTCTTCTAATCCAGAGCCATCGTATACTCCAGACTTAATCTCATGATATATTTTGAGACGATTAGCCAGTACTGAAGGAGAAATGCCCATTCTTTGAGAATGGTACTCTAAATATTCAGGTGAATAATCTCCTACGGCACTCATTTGATTAGTTTCAGTGATAATACTAAAATCACTAAGAGGCTTGTGTATAAATTCTTTTGGTGTAAGTTCAATCAAAGCAAGAGCAAGAGCTATTATAGCATCATCATTACTTCCCCTAGTTGCTTCAAATTTTCTGGAGGCATCTGCATAAAGCGTACCAGCGGAGAAGTTAGCCATTTGCATTTTTAGTCTGGCTGATCGTAATCGTCCCATATATACCGGGTTATTAAAAAACAATAAAAGTTTCTCAATAAGCAGAGGTCTTGTTTTTCTATTAGTCATAAATCCTGGAGTACTTGCTTGTGCATCATACCAAATATTTCTATATCCTTTTTGCTCAAGGAGATAAAATAATATATCAGAATACGTATTTGCTTCTATGATTAATAAAGCATTATTGTAATGACGAGCAGTTTTTATAAGAATATCGGCAAATACTTCAGTTGGTAGTTTTCCGAGATACTCAGCATGTTGTTCTATAGTATCCTTATTAATAACTTGAAAACTTGTTGAATCTTTTGCAGTAGACTTATTACTGGCGCAATCTACACCAATTATATAATTTTCGCCATACTCAGCAGTTTTCCAGATGTGTAAAGTATCTTCATAAGTTACTCCACCAAAGGCCCTATTTAAAATCTTGGATGACGGTTCAAATGCCTGCAATGCTTCTCTTGAAAAAAGAGCGTTTTGATTCACATCAAAACAACAGTTATGAACCGCCCTACCGTCAACAATATAAGACTCGTCATGCTGTACTGAAATATTGTATACTAAACCAGTGTAAGGAACTTCTTCTACTTTAGTAACATACGCAGCTATTCCATATTTAGCCCTATTAAGCTTATTACTTTTAGCTTCTACATCATCAGGTATAAATATCTGAACTGAATAAGAATGGCTACAGTTTATACTTTGTCCATTAATCATGCCAGTGTATGCCGATTTTTCAGTTATTCCAGCAGCATAGTTACGACCCAAACTATTAGCTAATAACTGTACCTGATAAGCAAGAGATTTACTTATTGTATGAAAGGAATACTTTTTTCCTTTACCCACACTATAACAACCATCACCCAACATCAGCTCATCAAAAAATTCAGTTTCCCAACCAGAAATAAGACCAAAAGGAATACGCTTGTTACTTGAATGATTTCCGCAAGAAGCCTTGAAAAAATCTGCTAACGTGCAATCATTTATCATAACCTGCCAACCAGTTGCGAATTTGGTAGTATATTTGATATTTAAAGCGTCTAAATAACTACACACTCTATCTCTTTCGCTTTCTTTATTACTCAAAGAAAACTGAAATTGATTTTTTGATCCGCTTCCCTCGCAAATGTACCATGCTAATAACATACACAAGGAATGTGAAAGTATTTTAGTAGTTCCTAATTGAGTTTTAGGAAAAACAATCTTATCTCCTACACGTACATCTATAGCTTTAGTCCATAAATAAGTTTGATTTTCTTTATTATAAAGACGTATAGGATGTTCTGGAGTAGATATCAGCGGAACTCCAGTACCATAGGAAGAAATAGATGTCAGATTGCCAGAGAAGAACTTATTCATGGTGGCAGTGATTTTTCTTGCGCGGCCTGTATGAGAAATAACCATATCACCAACAGTTAAAGTCTCTATAGGTTTCATACCAAGGGTAGTTAAAACGGTAGTACCCGGCATAAAGCATTCATATTCCTGCTTAAACTTGTCAAGATTACCATTGTCTATTCGTATCTGGTCAGCTTTAAAATTAGGGTTTTTAGCGAAAATAGAAGATACCGTCCAAGGAAGGTCAAACCATTTCCAGCCATTAATTCCAGCCTTGGCTAACGTAAAGGTAGTATAGAACCAGTTTTGATCACTGTTACCGTTAGGCGTAGATATGGCAATAAGCTTACCATCAGATGCAGATATGGTAGGCAACAAACCCTTAATTACCTCGTCGCACTTTGGAATGAACGCGGCCTCATCAACAAGGAATACTGTAGCACTAAAGGAACGAGCAGCGTGTGGATTGGATGTAATAGCCTTAACACTGGATTTAGTCTCAAATTCTACAGTACTTTTACTATAAAGAGTACAAGATGGTTTCAACCACTCAGGTAAAAATTCGTACGCAGTCTTGAGTTTAGTAATATACTCTTCCGCAGATTCTTTTCTGTGGGCTACAACAAGACAACGTTTACCAGTACTAAAAATACTCAGCCACAATGAGTAGAACATGAGTGAGGTAGATACACCCAACTGACGAGCCTTATTACAAATTACATATTTGTCACTCTGGAAGGAACGAAGCAAATCTTTTTGATAAGATTCCAACTTAAACGGAATAATACCCGCACCACCAGGGCCAGAAATTAACCCATAATTTTCAGCAAAATAGGTTACATCATCGATACACTTCTGTCGTTCACTATTAATATAAGTAACCAAGTTAATTTTAATTTGTTCCTGGCTAAGACCCTCAGACCGCCATTTAAATACTAATCTCTCTGGTTCATAACATTTGTGAGATTTATCCTCATAGTTAGATAAGTATTTTTTAGCATGCTGGGGTTTTCCGTTATTATTAATCATTACTCACCTAAAAGCCCGGAAATGTCGCTTTCTTGAAGATGATTTCCTGGATTTAATCTCTCTGTTTCCACTATAACAGCATTCTCAGCAGTATTTATTGTATCAAAGTCAATTGGAGTTATCGGCGGGGTAGCTTGACTATAGTTAGATTGACCCAATTTTGCACCAAGCATCATTCCCAAACCAGCACCAGATAAAATAGAATCAAGATCCCCAGTATTGTTCTTTTTCTTGGCTCCAATTTCAGTACCTTTATCCGTTATAAGAGTTTTTAGAATGTCGATACGCTTTTTAATAGTATCCATTCGCAATTCACCTAACCTAGCAAGAGCAATTGGAAAACTCGCTTCTGTTGATTCAACCATTCTATCTCGCAATATTGCTATAAGAGAGTCTAAATCAGAAGAAACAATATCCAGATCTTCAAACATTTTAACGATTTCTGTATCTACTATACGATTTATTTTTTCAACCCTAGCTTGACCAGCGTCCCTAGTGAGCTGTTGTGGTTTGCGCTCTTCTGGTAACATATCAGACATAATGGGAATCCACCTTAAGATAGGCAGATTCCCAAAACTACGTTGAGTTAGTAAATAATACGAGTTACTGTCACTTCAGATATAACTCACAAATTAATTACTCAATATAGTTATGAACCTCCACCTGTATATATTAATTCAATAACTTGTATTAAATGTTACTAATCTTCTTCTGAAAGTGTACCTTTCTGGGTATCGAATTGTAGCGGGCCAAAGTAAGAACGCAGTTTTGTAAGGCAAGAAGCGATTTCTTTTTGTTTCAATCCAGTTTCTATTTTTAGGGTGTACTCTAAATTATGAACTAACCCTGGGTGTGAGGCTGGTTTATTTAATAACTCTACTAAAGTACGTAATACCAATCTATCTTGATCATTAATATCCTCAAAGATATCGTTTTCGTCATGTAAAATAGATCCAAGAGTAAGTAAAAAATCCTGATATACTACAGCAGCATCTGTAAACCCATCAGTAGGGGAACCTAGAGTCCGAGCAATAGAATCATACGAAAGATTTGTAATTTTTTCCGCTCCATGGGCCATAGTAATAGTGCAAATACCAAAACTTAGCACCATAGTAAAATATGTAAATACTCTAGCAAATATATCATTTCCTTTATCTGTTTTACCCACTACACGATGCGGATCGAACTTATCCATAGCATGAATTATTTTAAGGACAGCACTTTGGAAGATCTCTTCATAAGCTAGACCATGCTTATGTCGCTGATACTTAAAAATAACACCATCTATTAAAGAATAACAATAAGATACAAAATTATTACGATCCTCGGTAGCTTGGGATATCTTCCATTTCAACCACAGATACTTACCAACATCCTCAATAAAATAAGAACTTGATTTCTTACCCCTACGCTTTTTTAGTTCGACTTCTGGGAAGCGTTCTGGAAATAGAGACATGGCTTTTAGTAAAAAAGCATCTGAATAAGTTGATATAGCTCCAGTAGGATTATCATCTAGCATAGTCTGTATCGTAGCGCGCTCTAATTGTTCTACTAAAATCCTATCATACATAATAACACGATAGCCACTAGATTTGTCTTTTCCAATTGAAACCTCTTCTACCGAAGAATAAGAATCCTCAATATTATCTGACATATATATCTCTTTATATGAAGTTACTTATATAGTATCGACAATTATTTAAAAATAAATAATAAAAAAGTCCAACCATTTGAATAGTTGGACTTAATTATAACAAAGAGTATAAAAAATAATTTAATCTTCGGTTGTTAATTCTTCACTTATTTGTGGAAAAGGTTCTTCTGTAGACTCCCTAGTGACAAAATTATGCTGCTCAATAAAACACTTTTTCATCAGTGAAGTAAAATAAGCACGGTTTTCAGGAGTAGAAGTAATGGTTTCTACAAAATTATCGGCACTATTCCACTTCTTTTCTGTCCCATCAGGCATAATTATAGATTTCCAAGCAGACTTACCAAATACCCCAGCATCATTTAAAACATCGTAAGTTGATAAATCACTATCATAACCACGACGATCATAATAAAAACGAAGAGGAAGCGTTCTACCGAGAGAAGCAGCCGTCTTGCACTTGATGAACTTAGCTTTTACTATGTGACCCTCTGGCTTTTTAGGTTCCCCAAGCATACTACCACGGGTTAAAAACAGACGAGTAATAGCGAGATACTTGAGGGTATCTCCACCAGGACTTGTATACTCAGGACCTGAATATGCAGTTGCAACGCTGCCCATCTTGATCCTAGCCTGATTGATACAAAGAACAGCTAAATTAGTCTCTCGACAAACCATCTTAGTTCTCTGTAACCCTCGCTTAATCATTCTTGCGGTTACTGCGAACTGAGCTTGATCTAAATCTGCTTCCTGTTCAGCCCGAGTAGTAAGACCTGCAATACTATCCAGTACTAAAAGAGAGGGAGCCTTTATATTTTTCTTTGAAATGTAGTTTGCTACTCGTTCAACCTGCATAAAAGCTTTTTCTGCAAGGTCCTCAACCGATACAATACATTTATTGGTATCCACTCCAAAATTTTCAAATCTAAACCGATCACCTGCACCACTTTCGGTGTCAATTAATACGCCAAGACCACCCTGTTGTTGAATTTGTCCAAGCATATAAATACCAAAAGAAGATTTACCAACACCCTCTAAGCCAACAATCTCCGTAACCTTACCTTGAGGAATTCCGCCACCAAGTAAGTAGTCTAAAGGCTCAACCTTTGTGGGGATAAAGTCAGTAACAAAATCATCGTCTTCAAGTGCTGCGCTGTTTCCAAATTCCTTCTTAAGCTGAGTTCTAAATTCACCAAGGTCAGAATAATCAAAACTGTTTGTTCCAGCCACAGGAAGATCCCTATCCAGTTTATTAGTCTTTTTACTTGCCACAAAATCTCCATAAAAAGTGGGTCTGGACTTTATTTATCCAGACCCACTTGGAATACTAATTAATCAAGCTGTGAACGAAGTTCATCTAAGTCAATTTCACCATCATCCTCATTTAGAATGGCAGGAGCGACCTTACTTGGGGCCTTTTTCATATCTGGCCTGGGAGAAAGCAGTGTTCGTTCCTCTTCCTCATGCTCGACGGGACCTGACGAAAACTCAGCAAACTTAGCCTTAAGCTCCTCACTCTTTAGCGGAGTGACAATAGAAGAAAGATCTGGTGACTTCTCAACCAAGAGATCCCAAGTTTTCTTGCCTCCTTCAGCTTTTTCAAAAGCTACTGACTTATCTCCAAAATCAAGAACAATGGTATCAAAACCACCCTTTGTAGTGGCCTTACTCTTTGAGTACTCAACAATTCGACCGTCAGTAAAATCACAGAAATCTACACCCTTTTCAAGTTTAGACTCTAGGAGTTCCATATTCGTCTTAGAGGAAACTCTAACAATCTTAAGATCAGCCTCTGTGATATTTGAAGGATCAATAGCATCAGCTTCATAACCCACTAAAAGATAATGAGTTTTTACAACAAGTTTCTTAAATGCGTCCTTATACGCCTCATTTTCAGTCTTAGTATAGGTACGAAAAGTCTTCCATGCTAAGTCACAGAAGGGGCACTCACCCATATCCTGCTTCTTAGGACAGGCGATAGATTCAAAATGCCCGTCTGGAAAAGTTACTGCATGATGATGATAGATAGTGAGGGGTAGTTCCAGGTCCTCATTTTTGAGCGGAAGAAAACGTAGCTGGTATCGCTTACCTGTTTCCGCCTTAAACCAATTACTACTAGTACTTTGTTTCTTTGCCTTACTGGCTTCAAGCTTCTGCTTAAAACGATCAAAGTTAGTTTGTGCCATGGAAGTGGCTCCTAGAAAAGGGTGAGAACCGTCTCACCAAGTGGGTGGCCTTCGTGGTCACCATATTATTAATTCGCCTTACATTAATATTATCGGCAATATTTGGCCGAGCATGAGACAAAAATATATTTTATTTTGCCCTAAACTTTTTTAGAATATGTACGATACTAACCTTGTCGGTTGGGAAAAATAAGTATAAAGAAAGAGTACTAAAATATCTATATAAGTAAGTATATAAATATCTATTCAATCTCTTTTAGCCCTAAAGGGCGAATATTACTACTAAAAACCAGTTAAGAAATTTATGAGTTCTTTAACATTTAGAAATTCTTTTGCTTCTCGCTATAAATTAGGAGAGAAAAGAAAACATCTATCTGAAAGAACTCTTAAAACCGTATCTCCAATACCACCAATACTGATTATAGATATAGATTACTTTTGTTTATTGTTAGAAAGTAAACAAAAATATAGTAAAACTAATATCAACTGTAATACTTATATACGACAATGGATAAATTCAACTGTCAAATATGTCCTACCAAGTAATATCATGGCAGTGTACTCTGGAAATACCTCTGTTTGGACTGAACCAGTAAGGAATTTTTTTATTGGTCACACTATTCCAGTATACAATGAAGTTATATCAGACTTTATATTTTCTGCTAAGTTATCTGGATTAATCTCTACTCCCGCTTGCATTATTACAAATAATTTTTCTACTTGGGCAATCAGCAATAAATCTGCGGAACTTTCTTTTGTTGCCATAGACTCTAATAATAGAGTGTTAGTATATAATAACAGTACGGGGTTAGATTTCTTTTGCAAGTTTATAATGACTAATAAAATTATCAACAAGTTGGGATTACAACATATAAAATATCTGAACCTTCAATATTTATATGTGATTTTATTATACTTAAACTTCATGAATCAAACTCCTGGAACTCCTTTCTACTTTGACGAAAAGTTTATGTGCTCCTTACCTAAACACAAAGCAAAGAATCAAGCCTTTTCCAGATCATCCGGTATAGGTTTAGATCTTATATCACAGGCTCATAAGTTTTTAAGCTATGCCTTTTTAACTAAACCAGAATTTATGGATTTATTTCTTTTTAGTAATGGTATGGACTATACACTACATCTATCCCGCTTACCAAAACTAATTTCTTTGGATATCGCTATACTGGATCGATTACATACCTTTTATTTAGCTAATTATAAATTAAATACCCTTCAATTAACACCGCAACAAGTAATTAAGATGGAACAACCAGACCTTTATGGTTCAGTTTTATGGTCTGACATTTCTGTACCACTAACTACATTACATGACAATGCAGTTCGTGTAAAACTTATAAACCGGTATCTTAAACTATACCCCTCTGCAGATGTTACAAAACTAAGCCTTACTATTTCTCCTTCTTTTCGAAAAGAAATAAAAAGAATCAACAAGATTTTACCTGATATGGCCGATACTATACCTAACGAGACAGATACTTATATCTCGTCCTTACTGGCAGGAATATTTAATGGTTAACCCTAAATTTGTCGGAGAAAAGAGCGTTATCCTTGTAGATGGTAACAATCTCTTGATCCGAATACTATTCGCCAAAAATAAGGGTAACAATCTACTAACTCCTGCTGAACTTATTGAGTCATGTGCTCATATTTTCATGCATCAACTAAGCATTTGTGCGAAAAAGTATAGCTGTGATCGTATGTATGTGACTTTCGACAATGGTGGTTCTCTTAGAAAGAAAGCGCTATTCGATGAATATAAGGGTAATAGACAATTTCAAGCCTCTTCTGGAGCAATGGCAGCATTTAATGAACCTAATACAACCCTATTTGCTGAATTAAAACAGGTTGTATTAAAGCTGTGTAATATATTTCATATTCCGGTATTTACAGAATATGGAATTGAGGCAGATGATTTTATAGGTATCGCTTGTGAGGAATTAAAGAAATTAGGTAAGAAAATTGTTATTCTAAGCAACGATTCTGATTTTCTTCAGCTACTCACTGACTCTAATGTAGTTTGTAGTATCCCCTATAAAAAGATGGATGTTACAAAGGATACCTTCCCTGCCTTCTTTTCTGATCTTTCTAAATCACGCGGAGTTACTATTTCTTCTGGAGAGTATCTATTCTATAAGGCTCTTATTGGAGATGTTAGTGATAATATTGATGGTATTGATCGATTAGGATATAAGACATTATTTAAATTAATGAATGAACAACTTAAAACTGAATCCGAAGAAGTGATATCTCTATATATGAAGGATACATTAGCTTATGCCGAACTCCTGGCTTCTCGTAATGACTCCGTCTTAGAGAAGAAGATAGCAGCTAATATCGACCTTATTAGAAGAAATTATAAGCTTATTGAGTTATCCTCGAGATATATCACCGGTACTGTAGTTCATTTAACCTTAAAAAAACTGACTGAAGTTCGGGAGGCTCCTTCTCGCAAGGAAGTATTCAACGAAGTAAAAGCTATCCTGGGTACTTCGAACTTAGAATTTACAGTCAATACGCTTTTTAGTCTAAAATCTACTTATCTTCCGGCGTAAACTGACGATACTTATAATGCATAGGAGCACTTATGAGAGTGCAAGAACAGGTTATCTTAGTTGATACCATTACTGGCCTGACTGGGGTTAAGAGATTCCATGGCCACAGTACAATTCATACTCAATCCGTGTCTGATCACTCTGCAAGAGTAGCCCAGCTTGCCTTTTTAATCGCATTAGAGTATTATAATGGTGATGTAGCCAAGGCCAATTCAGTAGCTGTCCTAGGTGCCTTCCACGACCTAACAGAGGGTATTTTAAAGAACGATGCCAACTCTTCGGTTAAATCTAAGTATGGTATTAGAGAAGTTCTAAAAAAATTAGAAACTGATATTGTGGAAGATTTGTTTCAAGACACTATTATTAGAGATCTTATTTTAGAGCGCACTGATGAAGAGAAGTATAACCTAATGAAACTGGCTGACACTATAGACTTCGGACTGTTTGTTTGGGATGAAATTATGACCGGAAATCGTCATATGCTTCCACTTATTGATTCCTTTAAAAAAGAAATCTCCAAATATCCCAAAGAAATGCTGGCCTTGTCCTTTACTCATGTATGTATAGATAAAATTATGAGCTTCTAATGAGCGAGATAATTCTACATTGCCCTCATTGTCCTCCGGGTAAATCAAATAAGCTATATATAAATGTTGAACTTGGCATGTTTAACTGCTTTAGATGCGGTTTTAAGGGAAGTATTAAAAAATTATATAAGTATCCAGAGCTTATCGCAAAACTTGACGACCAGCTCTCACTGGCTGAAAGTAGCAAACTTAAGAGTTTTAAACCGCTGGAGATAAAGTCCCACGATATTTTGTCAGATCTGAATCCCGTTAGAGAGATTATATATACTGACCCGCAGTGGGATTATCTTATTGGTCGTGGATGGACTGAGGAAATGATTCAAGCCTATCGACCTTTGGTATCTAAAACTCTTAAGTTTGCTGATCGGGTTATCCTTCCAGTATTTGATCACAATGATAACCTGGTTTATTTTACAGCCAGAAGTATAGATCCTGAGACTACTTCACGCTATCGCAATGCTGAGGTATCCAGAAAAACTGTTCTTTTTGAGTCCAAGATACCAGAGGCTGAATTGTTCCCCGATATTGGTTTTATCACAGAGGGTATTTTTGATGGTGCTAAACTTCCTAATAATGTTTCCTTGTTGGGAAAGGTATTGAGTTCTGAAAATGAAGGCAATTTGATAAACTTTTTCAGACAGCGTAAATCTATTTACGTGTGTTTGGATGCTGGTACTGGATTGATTATGCAGTCTTTGTGTGCCACCTTACAATCCTGGTTTCCAAATAAAGCCATATATTATATAATTGAAGAAGCATATCAAAATAATGATCTTGGTAAACTTGGAGAGACTCTATCGTCTGTCCAATTGGTTAGTTGGATTAAGAATAATAGCATTCGTTATGTTCAACCATCACTTTCTTCTAAGTTGAGAAATAGGTTTGCTCTGATATCAGCTTAATTAAATTTATGGCTGCTAACAAATTTCTCTTAGTTGAAAACTTTACTTGGTTAATTAATCGTCTCATGGCCTTCCCTGGAGGTTTGGCTAACGGTACTCAGTTTACTCATAAAAAGATGCCTAATATTAAAGGTGGACCTAGGCGAGAACTTAGAAAAACTAGGCATTTTCCAACCGAATACACTGTAACTCATTTAGGAAAACAGATAGTTAAATTTGGCAGTACTCCCATAGAATGCGACAAATGGAAAGTAACTCATAATGACTTTAAAGACCCTGGAATGGGAGAGAAGTTCCCCGCTCCTCCCGATGGTGGTCATACAGTAATGATAACTAGTGTAGACAGCATGGTAAATCAAACTGCTCCTCGTTACTATGTCTCATGCAGTTGTATGGATTTCGATACCACGTTTCTACAAAAATTAGTTGATGCTGGATATACAAATGACCCAGGGAATATCAAACCGGCTTCAACCGGCCCCGGAGCTAAGAAGTTAGACTCTGCTATTTGTAAACATATCTATGCAGTCATTGTAGATCAGCATCAAAAATCGGTTGCTCTTGAAAAGGGAGTAGAGGTTGCTAATGCTGCCATAATGCCCTGGACCGGCTCTCCTGTTCCAGCTCCAATTCCTCCAACTCAGTCAATAACCGCACAGCCACAAGCTCCTGCAAGAGATAAAAAGACCGAGTACAGTAAGCTTATTGCAGCTACTTTGAAGAGACTCAGTAATGCGTCTAGTAACAGTATCAATGCATATAAGTCTCCAAATGATGCTGCAAAGCATTATCGTAAATATAAGTTTATGGTCAAATGGTACGGTAAGGGTTGGGCCATAGTATTTACTAATCCCGCGCTGAATCCTTTCCCTCCAGATCCTAAGGATAAGAATCAGTTTAAAGAGATGGTTCCTATTTATACCAGAACTTCTACTGGTATGAAACCATCACCTTATTCTCCCTTATTGGTTTATTCTTATTTTACCAAGGATGAATTAAAAGACCTTATTAGGACTAATTCAAAAGAGATCCAGCAACCTCAAATAGCTCGTCTGAAAAGTATATTGGGTATCAAACCAACAACCCCAGACTCTTCCTGGCTAACTGAAAACCTTGAAGTAGAGGTTTCTATCATGAATAGCTTGTTGGAGACTCTCTAATGGCCACTGCTACATCTACCAAATATGTCGCTATTAAATATAATCCCGCTACTGATAGTCAAACCTCCTTAACGAGAACACTACAAGGATCTTTAGCTGACGCCACTAAAGTTTCTGTCTCGTATAATGGGCAGAGAATACCTCAACATACAACAGAGCAAGTTTCTGTTCCCAATAATTTTGCTAAGTTTTATTATACTTTGGTTATAAATGCAACTTCTTTTGATATAACAGTTAACTCTAATCCAAATTATAGATTACCAGAACTTGCAGTTGATCAGCCATTAGCATCTTGTAATATACATCCAGATGACTTAGTTTATGTTGAATATACTTACTTCTATACCGTATAGGAATTATTGTGAACCCTATTTCTCAAGAACAATTATTAAACGATATAAAAACCCAAATATATCAGTATGTCTATCGCAGCACTGAGATGCCTTGGGATACTATTGTTCAGTTTATTCAAGATATCTCTGGTGCCGGAAACATGAACTGGCATTCATCGGAGAATAAACTTCATTTAACAAATGTCTTTACTAATATAACTGTTGCTATAAATGAGTATACCCTAGAAAAAGGTGACTTTAGGGCTTATTTACATCAGTCTATGGTTAATATTCTAACCGAGGAATATCTACAACCCTTATTTGCAATGTATCTACAAAGAGGTTATAACGTGGCCCCGGAAACTGTTATCGGATCAATTACCGATGCTTTTACTACCGCTCCACCGCAAAATAGTAACTTCCCCGGTGTTACAAATACGTCTGGAGATTTTATTCCTGAAGCACCGACCACACGATTAGTACCTAAATCTCTTTATACTACTCCACTTGACTAAAAAATTAAACCTATCCGACTTTTTAGCTCAAACAGAACCGAAGACTATTATTCGGCAATCTTCTATTACTCCACTTACATATTCACTACGCGATTTTAAATCTGCTATAGAACTTCATTCAGGAGATTTCTTAATAGATAACAAAGTGTATCCAGCAGCAATTTCTTCAGATTACAGTGTTTATTTTTATGAGGGAGAGAGATCTCCTTTTTTAATTGTATATGAATCTGTTATAGATATAAAAAGACGAGATAATACCCTATCCGTATTTTCTGATGATCAGTCTATTATATCTATAACACTATTATAGGGGATATTTTGTCAAACAGTGCTGCTAAAAAAGCTCGTCGTAGATCCAATCTTTTTGAGAACGATTATGATGAGCTAATATATTCATCAGATCCCATTAAGATAAAAAATATAGAGGTTGAAAAAGTTAGAAAGTCAAAAATAAAACAATCTACACACAATAGTACTAATAAACCTTCCTTTGGAGAAGCAATTTCATCAGTACCCGTAAAATGCACCTGTAATAATTGCGGTAATCCAATAGAAGGTACATTAATAGGAATTATGTTCTGCCAAATTTCAGGATTAAATACGCCATTTATTTCCTATGAATGTACCTTTTGTAAGAAAAGTGGAAGGCGCTCTGTTAAAACAAAAGCACTGCCCTCAGAACAGTTCGATAGGATTTATTTTTAGGATATTTTTATGCCTCCCTTTGCCTCGATTATAAATATACCTACTACGGAAAGACTGGGAGTGGTTTCTGGATTATTAAATATAAACAATAAGTCAACTTTACTTATATACCCGATTTCCCTTTCTGTATGTCTTGCCTGCAGTGAGGATTTTCTTTGTAAAACTAAAACTACAAATTTATTTATTATGGTAGAAACCTGGAATCCTGTGTTACTTCCATCTAATCAAGAATTACAATTTGTCGATACTATATCTAAAGACCATATAGAATTATACGAAAAATTTTTATACTCGACCCTATTAGAATTGCCTTTTGAAGAGAGAAAATTATTTACGGGTCCTCCGATATCATCAACATCGGATATTAGAACTTTCTTTCATTCAGAAGAGCGAAAATCCTTTGAACTCTTATTAAGACCATTTAACCGATTAGTAACGTTAATAAGCCCTGTGACAATGTGAGATTATGATATCCCTACAAAAAAAGAAGTATATATGTAACACTTGTGGAAAAGAAGATAGTATACTTCTTGCAGTTAAACGAAATCATGAATTAGTATCAGAACTTCCAAAAGAACGCATTGAAGATTTTGATAGTATGACTGAAAAAACCATATATACCTATGAAGTAATACGAGATGCTTCTGATTTTCCGTTATACAGAGAAGCCAGGAGAGGATGCTGTAGTTCTTGCTCATCAAAGGACATTACTTGGCTTCCTGGCGATAACATGGATAATGTATTAAACTTTTATGGCCCAAGTGAACCTGGAAAGTGGTTCAGAGGATTTAACGACTTATCCCATTAGACCTATTTTGACATCCTCCTCGTACCTAAAGAAAGGTACGGCTTTCTGGATAACAAAGTAATTAAATGTAGTTACTTTATTAAACTCTCTATAAGATAAGGATTTATTATTATGGCTCAGTTTTTATTCAACCATCTCTTCGAAGCAAAAAAGACCGGTGGTAAGCGTATTGAAGATCTGCAAAATAAACATGCTGATACTATCATGCCTAAAGAAAGAGAAAATAAGCTTCGTTCTGAAAATGAGGTTAATAAATCCGAAGGCCCGCAACTTTTTGCAGCCAAATTAGCTTCTCTTGTATATAAAAATAAGCGTATGGGTAATATTCGTATCAAGAAATGGGAACCTGGGGCTATTCAAGTAGGTGGAGGATCTGTTTCTGGAACCATTGATAAGGAAATTATACCTAATTTAGATGCTTATCTCACAAAGGCAGTTCCACAGCATCTTCGGACATCTCTCGGAGACATTAAGAAAGCATTTATAGGTCACTTAAACGGACTTGTTTATACCGGGTTACCACAACCGTCATCAAAGAAAACAGACCTTTCTGGAAAACGTAAGATTTCTCGCTTAAATGCATCAAATTTTGTTATCAATACTCCTAGTGATGACGATATAAATGTAATTAAAGCAATCAGTGGAACCAAATTCAAAGTTCCTTCTTCTAACGATACCCTTATTTCTTTTCTAAAACAAGTGACTGATAGGGTAATGGCTACACTTATTGCTGACGGAATGACACCGACCTCAATGGCAGTAGACCAGGGACTGAAAGAATTTAATGCACTTCGTCAGACTGTTTTAACAGGTAAGCCAGAGAATATAAAATTTGCATCTCTTACCAAGAAGTCAAAAGCTACTACCGATGAAGAGCGTGGCAAATTAGAAAAAGAGTTAAAGAACGAACAAAAAGCTATTTTAGCATATGTAGCATTAGTTTTTCCATTTTTGGACCCAAGCGTATCAAAAAAAATCGTAACTACTACGGGTAACTTTTTCCCCTCAGTAGGACAAAAATACGAGGGTGTTGCATTAAAGGCTCCTCTAAATTTATCTGACTTAACTGATTTTGCTGGATTTTCTAGCGTTAGGAATATAACGTTAAAAAAAGCATTGCAAAAGGTTAGAAAAGAATTGTTATCTAACCCTGAGTTTAAAACCCTAGCAGATTCTGTTGGTAATCTTCTTTTTGAAGCTGCAAGAGCTGAGTCTATTCTTCCTCTTATTGCTAGAAAACGCATAGCAAAAAACATTTTCTATTCCTTTTTGGCAGCTGCTTCACCGAAAACGTTAAATATTGCCGAGATTGATAATGCCAGATTTATGACTTCTGCGTATAATCCGAGTAATTTGAGTATTAACGATAAGATTGCCTTTATTTCAAACGTTTCATTGTCTCTGGCTGCGGAGGCTGTTAAAGAAGCGGAACAAGCTCCAGAAATTCTTTCTAATCTACGTGGTCAGAATGCTCGTCAGGCCCTTGCTAAGTCTATTACTAGTGGTCAGAGGGCTTTTGACGCGATGCGTGGAAGTGATTATACAGATAAAAAGATAGCAGGTGATGCCCTTTCTGTTGATCAAATGATTGACCTTGGGTTTGACCAGCCAGAAGGTAAAAAGATTGAGACATTGTTTCTTACCTGGCTTCAGAGCGATGCATATAGTTCAACAGCATCGCAGGAATTAATTGATCAGATTTCAAATATGATCAAGGAGCAGAAGACTAATCAATCCAAGAACTCTCCACTAAAGCAATTAAAACAAAACCGTGCTTATGGTGCTCTTGAGGCTCTTCTTGATGATCTACATGCGTTAACCAAGGAAGATTTCGATCTTTTAAAATATATTAAGAAACAACTTGAAAACTTTGACGCTGGTCTAGCTGTTGCCAAAGAAACAGATACAGATGAAGTTCAAAGCATTGACGATATTCGTAACGAATATGATTTAGTATTTAAGAAGTTTAAACGTAGAGTGGAAGATTTATTTAAAATAGATCCTCGTCGCCACAGTGCTATGGAAACAGTTCTTGGTCTCTCTTCTCTTGATATGCGCTTAGTAAACGCTGGCCGGAATTTACAGGCTTATCGTAGATCAGAAGCTTCATATAAGAGAACGGCAGCAAAAAAAGCCACAATGACCAAACAATCAATTTCTGCCATTTCTGCCCTACTCGACACAATAGATTTAGAGGCCCTTTTCTCAGCAGATGAGATAGCAACTATTTTAGAAGATAAAGTTGACAAGTATGTTCACTTCTTAATACCTAGTAGGTTAGAAGCTCCAGTATCTGTTGGAGATACTCTAATTTCATCTGCTTCCTCTGAGGAGGAGGTTAAAGATGCTATTATGAGTCTAGTAACATCTAAAAAGAAAAAAGAAGATATTATACAAGAACTTAAAGGCATAGTTATTCCAGTAACTCAAAAGTTATCGGCATCTGAAGCTAAGGAAAATCTTCTTGATTATATTGACTCTCCAGTAATTGAACTTGGTGTATCTCTTTCAAAATTTACTATACCAACAACAGCTACTAAAGATACCCTTCTAAAAGAACTTGTTAAATACCTCAAAACTCAATCAATAGAAGATTCTACTCGCATTATTTATTCTCTTGCCCGTCTTCCTTTAAAAACAGGTCCCAAATCAACTGACAAAGAAGAAACGCTTAGCGACTCTTCTGAATCTCCGGAGGCTGTTGCTAGATTAGATGCATTAGAGTCTATTTCGAATGCATTTTCTGCTTTTTCACCCCTAAACCAAACTATTTTAAAAGATGCCACTAAATTACAAACTAATCGTCTTCGTCGACAGGCAGCACTAGCTAAAATTAATATCCTCAGACAGTCCCCAGCAATTCTGTCAGGCTTCTTACAGGATATATTACAATTGCTTCAAGCGGCTCCAGCAGAGGTTCAGCTGGCCTTAAAGGGAATTCCAGTAAATGATCCACAAGTTGTATTTGACTATGTGTCTAAAATCTTATCTACTCTAATTAAAGATTCTCAACTTTCTTCCTTATTAGATATACAAGAAAATACTAAAGATTTTGCCATTGGTTCTACAGCGTCCGCGATTTCTTCCTTAGCGGAAAGAGGAAAAGCATATGAAAACTCTGAATTAAACCCAGTAAAATCATTTGATTCTGAGCTTTCTCCAGCAGTAAATCTTCTTATTAACTTGGCTGCTTCAATTAAGACGTATAATGGTATTAAGTTAAACAAAGATGGAGCACCGGTATTTGATTTTACTTTTGATTCAACGCTTTCACGTGTTGGGTTTTTACAAATGTTAGATACCTTATCATCAGAACAATCAGTAGCTGCAAATATTTCTACCTCAGTTGCTACCAAACTATGTGTGCAAAGATATTTCCTATCTCGCATAGCAGAAATTCTTACAGAAGTATCCCCTAATTTAACTGTAAATTCCTTTATTCCAAATGAATTTAAGAAAGATTTTCCAACACTAGTTCAAGATATTGAATCATTTATTGACTCAGTTAAGCATGGCAGTGACGAAGTAATGGCTCTTGTTAAGTCATTAGATGATCGTATTATTTCTATCATTGGTGGATCTAATCTTCCGTTACTTACGAAAGATAAAAATAATAAAATTATAGTAACTCCTAACGAAAAGAGTATTGCTATTCCGGATAGTTCGGCAAGTCCAGAATACCCTTCTGCTATTCAACGAGTAGCCTTTGCTTCCTTAGTCGGTATTGGTGTTTCAAGTTCAGAGCTTGGAATTAGCAAACAAACTGCACTTATTGCATCCTTTTCCAAGGTATTAAATGATTTAACCACTAAAAAGGATAGCTCTGTACAGAAATTTACTAATGCTTTAAATTTAATACAAAACCTTATAGTAATTGAGTTAGGTAAAAAGTACTCTGGATCAGATGACTTAATTTCTAACGCTATTAGATTTATTGCCACAGAAAATGCCTCTGATGAAGACAGGGAGGCCATTATTAACGGTGTAACAGCCATTCAGCATCTAACCGGATCCTTTAATTCCAGACTCTATACTAAAACCGAGTTAGATAAATATGCTAACGCTCGAGAACGAACAAATCCTCTAATTAACGGTATTCTGGGTTTATTTTCATTTGATAACCTTGCAGAAGATAGTAATCGTGAATATGAAGATTTTGCTAGAAACTCTTTCAGCAAGGAAAACAAACGCGATTATCCCGGAATTCATAAAAAAGAAGAAGGCATTACCAAACTAACTGCTCAACAACTAGCGGAGACACTTGGTGTTGCCTATATGGACGTAGTAAAGGGTGGTCGAGATAATATTCGAACTCTTGGTGAAGCTGTTGAAGGCACACCAGAATCGGAAGAACCTAATCCAGTTCAACAGGCCATCGAAACTGCTGGGGCTACTCTAGGAATTGATATCCCCTCAACTCCAGTATTTAAGCAAAATTTGACAGCTACTGGTTCCCTTTTACAAATCAATCCAAAAGCTGCCCTATTATTTAAGTCCGCTTCCAGTAGATTCCATGGCGGTTATATGGGTCAAACAGTTCGTGATGGACGAGAGTCTGACAGACTTCGTACGATTAAGTCATATGCTGAATATATTAATGCGTCAAAATCATCCGCTCCTTCTGTACTGGATACATTTAAACGTCTTTACGATCCCAGCTTATTTCCATCACAGTTTAAGTCTCTTGATCCCTTCTTTACTAATGTTATACCTAATCTGGATAAGTTGAATGCAGCCATTAAACTCATTGGTTCTTCCCTTGATGATAACCAATCACTTATGTCAACTGTTGAAGGCCAGACCAGACTATTCACTATTCTGAAGCAAATGAAACCTACATCGTTAGCATGGACTAAGCCTGATATAGATTCAGACGGATTAAATAAAAAACAATTAAAAGCTGTTACCTCACGTCCTCTCAATCCAATCGAACAAGTAATAAAGCTATCTTCTTCACCTGACGGAGTAGAGAAACAATTCGATAAGATTGATAACCGAGTTGTTACTGAAGGGTTGTCGGCATTACTTCCCATAATCCTAAATAAAACTTCTTGGAAAGAAGTTAGTTTTGCCTACAAGAAGCTTTCCCCTAAAGATAAGAGAGCCGCTGCACTAACTGAGTTTGAAGAGTACCCAGGAGCTCCAGATCCAATCGAGGTTGATCCAAATGCACCAATACCTGAACCCGGTACACCACAACCGCAGGCTAAGAGAAAGTTTCTACATCTTTATCTAAATGACTTTATTCAGCAAGTTGATCAGATGGTTGCTTGGATTGCTAATGCGAGAGCGCAAGGTAAATTACCTGCTGACTATGATTTTACTAAAAATAAAAAATTCATGGAAATTTATGGTACTTTATTTAGTTCAACTACCTACAGTATTTGGCCAGAACAGACTGGTATTTTAGAGAGTTTGGCTACAAAATTGTCAACTGTTATTTCAAGAGAAAATCAATTACAGATTGAAGCAGCTATTAAGGCTCATCCAGTAACCAATATTTTAGTATCTGCTATTTACGGTAGAGATTTACAAAATATGGCTAATCCTGTTCATAGGGGACATTTAAAAACTATAAGTGATGACATAGCTAATTTATGGGCTAAAATTAGAGAGCTAAAAACTAAACTAACTAATGACACTGAAAAAGCTACTATTACTCGTCATACTAATATGATTAAACAACTTCATGCTCAGATTAATGAACTGGAAAATGAAAATAAGACCATGTTAGCTGATACCATTGTAAGAGATGCAGATAATCCACGAAATATTATTGGCAAGTATTCTGCATCAGTCGCTCCTAAAACAGTGGAAGAATCTTTCAAGTTGGCTATGTCTTTACTTTCGCTACAAGAAGGAACCACTAATCCTACTGTCGCCAAAGAAGTAGCATCTAAAATATATGGTCTTTTATATAGGTCTGAAAATTTTAGAGTTCCTTCTCCTACAGATCCCTTTACTAATAATAATTATGAATTTAGTACCTTTATTGAAGCAGTGGCTCCTTATCTGTATTTGGCTCCTCTTCAAGTAACCTCAGAAACAACAAAGATAGATAATTTTAAGTCAATTTTTAAGATTTCTGATGAAATGTTGTTTATTCTAAAAAGTGGAGAAACAGCCGCTGCCAGACTAACTGATTTTACTGCGTTGACTTCGATTGCTTCTCACTTTACCCCAATTGCTATGTCTAATCCAACCCAAGAAGATACAGAAGATGCCGCAGAATAAATCCCTCATAGATACAATTCTTTCAGATTTAGATAAAATGGATCTGAAAGAATCGTTGCGAGATGACTTTAGTAATAATACGTATTTACCTATATTAAAAGATAGAAGTGTATTAAATAAATTTGGTACTCTAACTGGGCAACAGTTGAGAGATATTTTACAAACTTCTGGTTTGGATACCTCCGCAAAGTCTGCAAAATGGGATCAGCATTTCTTTGGTCCTATTAAGGGATCCAAGGTTAGACTTACCACGTTTATTCGTAATACTAATGCTAAAGAAACTGGAACTAAACCTACCAGTGAAATGGTTACGTTTTATACTAATTACTATACTAATTATACTTTTCTAGCAGAAGGTTCTGTAGAAGTTACTCCAACAGACCTCAGTGGAAAATATATTATAGCTACCTCTGGAAATTCTGACGCACCCATCGCTTATGTAAAATCTCCTTTTGATCCGACACATACTCTGTTTGTTGGTAGACGCCCTTCAGGATCCTATGGTAATTTTTCTGGATCAAGTTCGCCTCAAACACCAGAAGGGCATTTAATTAAATCTTTTGCTAGTGTTTATGCAAAACAAATTTTGCAATCTGCTACTTCTAAGGTAGCTTCGTTTAGTAATGATAATGAAAAAGCCATATTAAATAGCATAGTATCTAATACTAATCAATATCCAGTATTATATAATAGTGTTGTTTATGCTTTAGTAGATTCATTAAATATTATAACATCAACTACTCAATCTGGAACCTCGCGTCAAGCTGGAAATGCTTTGTTGGGGCATAATTATTTAACTCATAACTCTTTTGATGAAACTGCAATGTTCTCGTTAAGCCAGGAAGAACGAGACGATATTAAAAATGAGTTAACTAAGCTTGTAACTTCACAACCTCCTTATTTTAATAAGTGGTTGCCACAAATTACCGCTTTCTTGGACGCTGATAAAAAAGCCAGATCAGCAAGTTCCTTATATAGAGCTATTCTAAATATGTTTTTCTCCACTTTTGGTAATATCTTTTCGGTGGTATCAAGAACTGCAGGTAGAACCACTGGTGAACCCCTTCCTCTTGGATCCTTCTTGGCTTCTACCAGCATAGATAGTAAGATTCAAACCAGTTTTTCCTTGGTGGGATCTGATGAGATATATTTAAATGATCCTGGAAATGACAAAAGATTTTACAATCCCTTTGTACGATTCTTTTGGTCAACAACTCCTGCTCCTGGAGGATTTTATTACGCACTTAATGTAGAATTATTATCATTACTTGAATTTAATAGTTCTATATTATTTCCATTACGGTTATCTATGTCTGTATCGGATATAAAAACAGCAAGATTGCCAGAACAGGCTACTAAATTTTTAGCAATGGATACAATTAAAAATTCAGCTTCTCAAGAATATGATGAGGCTTCTTTTTTAAACCAGTTTAATTCTCCAGATACTGCTGTTGCAACAGTTAATGCCGGAAACGAGTCTGTTTTACGATCTATTTTGAAAAGTAAAGTTCAGCCATATTCACCAGAGGCTCCTTTATTTTCTAAGCAAGCTGATGTTCTTTATGCAGGGTTGCCAAAACTATTTATGCAATTTAGTAAATATTCTCTTTTATTTGTGCCGGATACTGAAATTATAGATATATTAAATCCCTCAAAATTAAACTGGTCCGCCATTAATAACATAGTATCTTTAGTGGGAGATGAAAAAGATCACGATAGAAAAGAACGAATTATACGTGATCTTCTTGAGTTATTTATAGACGGTTTTTCTAATACTGAAGGCATACCCTCTTTTACTACCAGATTAAAACAAATTAATGAAAGACTTCAGCAAGATTTAATAGATATTCACAACTCCAGATTTCCAGACGCTAACACCAGACGGAATATAGATTTTGATGAAATTATTTTAACTTTTAACGGGTTTCTTACTAATGAAGTTAAACAAGCATGTACACTTCCCATCTTACTAGTAACTGATTTACTAAAAGAGCTGTATAATCCAGAGATAGCATTAAATAAAATAAGTTCAGAGAGTCCATCTCTTGCTAAGTTGGCTATTGTTGTTAGGAATCTACAATTAGGAGTTTGGTCAATTTATGGACATAGCAAAAATTATATCTTGGGAGGTCATAATGCCATTAAGGATTCTTCAATTCTTCAACTAGACTTAAATGTGATACATGCATTTTTAAATCCCAAAAAAGCTTCTGCCACTGAGGATCCATTTAAGAGGGATGAGCAAGATATACCTGATTACGATACTGAAGATGAAGAAGAGACACCTGCGGGTGAGATTAAGCCCAACCGCATAAAACAATTACCATATCCATATTCTACCATTCTTGATAAATTTGGGACTCATCGTTAATGCCTACTCCAACTACTACCCCACCTACTCCTCCAGTGGCTACTCCAACTACTACCCCACCAGTGGCTACTCCAACTACAGAACCTACTAATAAACCAACCCAACAGGAGTTGAGCATTCCAGATCTACTCTTTGCACTAACTTGTTATTGCTATATTTTCTCTGCCCGTCTTGGTTATGAGGCTATAAATAAGCTTAATCAAAATTTAGTAGTGATTTTAGAAAACTACTCTCCTGTAACCGAGGAGCAGGAGTCTGAGATTGCCGCAACTTCAGGTATATTAGAGGACATGAAAAAAGATAACGATGGAGCCAAACAATTAGCCTTAGCTGTAACTGGATCTGAGATACCTACTCCACCTATAGACACCGAGGATTAACTTTTTCTTTGACTATGACGATACTATAGTTATAGGTGCGCCTTGATATCTAAAGAAACCATTCAGTATGTAAATGAATCGCTAAAGTATTCAATAAAAGAATACTTACCAGTAAAAGAAAAAATTCTTCTTTATGATATGCTTGTTACCTCAAGTATTATTGCTAAGACTCCCATGTTCTGTTCGCAACAAGATGTAGAAGCTTTCAAGGCATTACGAGAGAATTGTAGATTAGCCGAGATTGATTTAGACAAGTATGTAAGTTGTGCATATTCATATATCATGAAATATAGTACTCCTGGACATAGGCTAAGCTTGGGTTATTTTTTAAACGATAAAGTAATTGAATATTGCGGTGATAGAGTAGCTTCTACAAAGTCTACTCTTCTATTAGATCAGATATCAGAGGATATTTTATCTACAGAAAAGCGAATTAGACTTGATATGACTGAATTTACCCTTAGTTACGAGAGATCTTTTGGTAGACAAGTCAAGTTAAAACGAATTAGTGACACCTTTGTAGCATATAAAAAGTATACTCATAGTCCTTTAGTAGATGGCCTTGAAACTACTTATTTGACCAAGTTAGTTGAAATTCTCGAACCTTATTTTATCTATATCTTGGCTAAAAATTGCATATATACTCCACATAATATTAAGAGCTGGAATAATTCAAAGATAGAAGATTTTAATTTCTGTCCTATTTATTTCAAAGATCGCTATATTACCGGAGAACTTACTGACTCTGTATTAGGAAATAGTGCTACTTCTCAGGGAACAGCAATACATAAAATTTTTGAGGATATTTTAACTAAGGTAAAGAAAGCTAAAAAGTTAGATATTGAAGGAACTGCTAAAAGACACTTTAATTCTAAAGCATATACTGAGATAAAGGAAGAATTAAAAGAACATACTCCATTTATCGAGTCTCTTTTTCTTAAACCAACTGATTCTATTTTACATCAACTTATAAATAAGGATACTAAGATACTTATTGAGCATAAAATGACCGCAGAAATGAGTGGATTTTCCTTTTATGGCACAGCTGATTTAATTTTAATAAACGGTAGTCACGCTACTATCCTGGATTATAAATCTTCCAAACTGGATCCTAAATATTTACCAAAAAACAACGAAAAATATTTAAAGCAACTAAGTTTATATGCCGCACTACTATGTGAAACAGAAAAAGATGTTAAATCAGTAGACGCTATCATTATTTATACTAGAGGACTGATTCATAAGTTTCCAAAGATACTGTCCGATATTGCTTCACTTAGATCCATTCAAATTAGAGAAATGATTCACAAACTTTCAAATGGTATGATACAATCTAATCGATCAAATTGCTTTCTTTGCCGCCACCCGAATTGCAAATCTCGAGGAAGAGAAAGCATATGGAACGAGCAAGGAAACAGAAAAGCAAAAAACAGCTAATTAAATGTATGAGGTTATAATTTATGTCATTTATCCGCTCACTATTAATGGAAGGTCCAGAAGAACTTACCTTGCCAGCAGCGCCCTCAAATGCTGCTCCTGCCGGTTCTCCAATGTCTCAAACTGACTTTGTTCCTCCTGCCCAATCTCCTATGTCTGGTGGAGCGATGGGAGCTATGCCCGTAATGCCTGCTGGTGGCGGCGGTCCTGCTACTATTCAAAAGGAAGTCATGAATAAAGAACTTGTTTTAGCCATTACTGGAGAGCTAAAAAGTGTTCTTAACGCTTTTGAAAAGAAATTCGAAAGCGAGGATATGACTGTTGACGTTGGTAGTGTTTACCTCAAATCTTTCTTAGATACTCTTGCTTTTAATGCAGATAAGATTGCTGCATTAATGGGAGTGGAGCCAGCAGGAGAGGCAGAGGATATTGCACCCGAGCCAGCACCAGAAGCGGCTCTTCCTCCTCCCGTTGAGCCAGCACCTGAAGCTGAAGCTGCTCCTAAAGAAGCTACTACCGATGAAACTCCTCTTCCAGGAGAGAACCCTTATTCAAATTTCACCGCTCCGGAAGGTGAAGCTCCTGAGGGCTCTTCTTTTACTTCTCCAACTGAGGCTATTTAACATGGCAACTTTCGTTTCTAAGTTCAATATTAACGATACTGCGTATGTAGTAAACGCTGATACTTTTACTTTAGATACGGTAGTTATTACGGATATTTACATTCGTCAATCTCTAACCTTTCCTGGCGGAACTACTACCTATTTAGTTTCATATAGAGGAAGAACTACTGGGTCTATTAAAGATTTTGATGAGGCTGTTCTTTACTATCTTGACGAAGCTAAGGCTGCTCTGGGAATTTTAATATCTGCGCGGAGTACTCAAATTGGGAGTATGCAGTAATGAGTCAAGTATTTACGGCTAATTATTCTATTGGAGATTCAGTATATTATGTCATATTTGCTACAGCCTCTATTTATTCATGTAAGGTAGCTTCTATTTACCTCAAAGACTCTATGATATATTATAATCTGGTGAGAACCGATAAGGATTTTTTAATTGCTGATGTGCCTGAAACTGATGTCTTATCCTTTGCTGACGCTAGGGCCTCGTTACTAAACTATTTAACCCTAAAAATAAAGCAAGTTACTAATTTAACGGCATAATCATGACACTATTTGATAAACTTTTTAGCGAGTCCTTTGATACTTTGTCAACAAAAGATGTCAAAGATGGAGTTATAGCTGGTGTTGTTTCTCCGTATCTTGGCTCCGCTGAAGATGAAATAGGATTAGCTCTTGATGATTTAGATTCAAGAAAAGCGTCTATTAACAATAAGATTTCTAAAATGCATACTGCTCTCTCTTTAAATATGAAGTTGGGTGCTGCCTCCGATCTTAACGGCTTTTCTATGTTTTCTTCTCGTTTAGTTAGAGCATTTGAGCTAAATAAGGTTTTTGAAGATGATCCGGTTATTCAGAAGAAACTTGCAGACTTATTAACATACTTCTATATAAAATTATCAAAGCAAACATCTACTTATTTGATTTACGATGATATGAATCAAGCCAAGAAGGTTGCTAGTATAGTATTTAAAAAAGCTGAAAAATACGGTTTGGATTTTCTACCTCCATCAGTTTCTGATATGTTAAAGGTAGTACTACTTTCAGTATTTTATAAATTGCCTACCGATAAAAAGAGTTCTGGCTCATCTAATAAAGTGGAAGATCAGACTCCTCCACAATAATTAATATGGTACTTCGTCAACAAAAGGTACTGCATATGTGGTATACGATTTTACTTTCATTCTTAAAAAGAAATTATAAAGCTATTGCCGCCGTGCTGATACTTGGATTAGTTGGATATGGTGTTTCTTTTGTTAAAGAGGCTATTCATGCTAAAGCTATTGCCGCTATGGATCTTCATATTAAGCAGTTAACCTCAGAAAGAGATGCTTTATTAGATAAGAGCCAGGAGCAGGCCAAAGAAACAACACTGGCACTTAATAAGCTTGCTGTTTCTACAGAACAAGCCAAGGTAGCTCAGGCTAAGGTAGATCAGCTTATTTACGAACGCAATCATCCTTCTA